TAGGAGACAGCAGTAATTTCTCCAATAGTTCCTTTTGTGGTTACTCTTCCATTACCAGAACCACCACCATTATCAAAAACAAGCGTATTTAGAGTGCTTGTTTCGTGTGCGACATTAGTGACTTTTAGTGTACTCATGGCTTGGGATTAGCGTCTTTAACGGCTTTGATTGCAGTGTACCATTCGCCTGTCTTTGCGTCTGCTCCAAACTTACCAGAATCTACATCACGAAACAGTTGATCTAATTGTTCTCCTATTCCCTTATATGTTGTGCTATTACCATCGGTATCTTTACCATGAATTAATCTGTCAGTTATATATTTTGTTTTAGCATTTTCAATAGCAATCGCTTCTCTTTCAGCAATCTCATCAGAAGTTAAATCAACTGTAGTTTCTTCGCCTGTTTGAAAATTTACAATAGTTTTTTTAGTCATAATTAGTCAGTATAAGTAACAAGTCGAAGTTCGCCTGCATCAAAAGTTCCTGATTCTGGTAAAACTTTTATAATATCTAATGCTCCTGATAAAGTTCTATAACCCTGTACGAAGAAAGTGTAATCTGATGTGCTATATTCTGTTATCATTGCTTGACAATACCATTTTGTACCTGTTTGATGGTGTACATTAACAAACCTAAAAATTCCATTATTAGAATAACTTGCACCTGCTAATCCATGACTATAAAATCCTCCTGTATTAGCTTCAGAAGGAGTGGCACTGCTGCTGTTGAAATAACCAGATTGAACTATATATCCACTTGTATCAACGCTACCACCTGTGCCTATTCTTACACCCCAATCTGCTCCTGTATTAGATACAGCATTAAGCAAAATATCAAATCTCTTTATCGTTCCAAAACCTGTAAAATCAACGGCAGATTGATTTGACAATGTAATTGCACTTCCTACTGTTCTTGAACTTGTTGCGGTAGACCCTGCACCAAATGATAAATTACCCGACCCATCAGTTTTCATAAACTGACCAGCCGATCCATCAGCATTTGGTAGTTTAAATGCTACGTCTGCTGCACTTGGAGCATTGGTTGGTGAGTTGAGTGAAACAACATTACCGCCTGAGTGTTTTAGTTTAATCTTTGCTGTCATTTATCCAGCCTCCAATGCAGCGACTTTTGTTTCCAATACTTCTATTTTAGCAATAGCCTCCTGTAATGCAGCCGTAAGTAAAGGTACAATTTTACTTTGATCTATTTCTTGATGTACAGGCTTATTATCAGAGTCAACTGCATCTTTAGTTCCGCTAATTGCTTCTGGTACAGCAGATGAAACCTCATGAGCAAAGAATCCATCAACAGGTGTATTTGTATCATCACTTATCCAATTAAATTTATATGGTTTTAAAGTTTTTAATCTTGTAATGCCATCAGATATTGCAACAGCATTTTCTTTCAAACGATAATCAGATGAAGTGTTGAAACTTGTACTAGATGTGCTACTGCTTATAGAACCAACTTCAGAACCGCTATTATTTTGAAAAGCTAAAGGCTTTCTAGTTGAAGTTCCATCTGGTCTAAAGACATGACCTCCAGTACTTGTTATATAAGTAGACATACGATATTCATTATCAAAACTAGAACTTGTATTTAATAAAAGTCTTCCAGCCGAATCTATACGCATACGTTCTGCTGGTAATCCACCAGAGGGTCTAGTTTCAAAGGTTATAAAACCTTCATTATTAGCATTATCAGCGTTATAAAATAATATTTGTGAAGTTGTTTGTCCTCCTGCATCAGCACCTAATAATCCAGTAAAACTATTAGCTGTAGTATTTTTATTTTGTAATATTAGTCTTGCTCCAGAGGTGCTTGTATTTCCAATAAAATAAACATTATTTTCACCGCTATGTTCAACATGAAACTTACCACTTGCAGAACTAGCACCAATCATTACATTTCCAGACGAATCAACAGTTACTCTAGTCGATCCACCTGTATTGATATTGACAGTATCAGATGCAAAATTTATTCCTGTATTACTATCTGTTCCCTGTAATGCTGGTGCGGAAGCTGATCCATCAACTCCAGAAATACCAGTAGTGCCGTTAATGTTTAATGCCATAATTAAAGAATAACAAGGATTGCACCAGATGGCACAGTAATAGTAACACCTGAGTTAATTGTAGGAGATACGGTATGAGCATGCTTACCACTACTTAACTCGTATGATGTTGTTGCAGTTTGATCTGATTCAAAAAATACTTCATCAGTTCCTCCTCCAGTAGCTCCAGCACCTCCTCCTATCGCACCCCAAGCACCATTGTTATAGCCTTCAAACTGGTTTAATGTTGAGTTATGTCTAAACATACCAACAGCAGGGCTACCATCCCTCTGAGCCGTTGTACCAGTTGGGATTGTCAAACTAGATGTATAGTTATGAGTTATCTTTCCTGTAAAAGTACCTCCAGCTAAAGGCATCAAACCAAAGTTTGTTGTAGCAACAGGACCAATAGTTACATATCCGTTATTAGCAGCATTTCTTATCTTTAAATTTCCATCAGATGTATCAACGTGCCATTGGTACGCATAGTTAGTAGTTAACGCACCTGACTTACTATTATTAGACGCAATAGCTTGTAAAACACTATTAATGTCACTACGAACTGCACTTCCCGTTCCGTTATCAATTATAAAATCGTGTTCTGCCATTTAAACAAGTAACATTGTGCTTATTCTACCCTCCTTTACCAAATCCGACAGCCTGATAGGTGAAATTTCTATCAATCGAAGCATTTGATGAGTTTTTGAAGTGAACAGTAAAACCCGTCCCAGAAATACTACTTACTTCAAAGTAATCTCCTGATGCCATATTCTGAGCATTGATACCAACAGAGGGTAAATTAGTATTTGCTCCAAGCAAAGAAGAAGTACCAACAAAAAATGGATTGGCAAACGTAACAGCCTTTGCACCTGCTCCACTTGCTGTTACATTACCTTGTTCTGTTCTTCTCTGTAAAGATGCTGTATAACCTAACTGCGAAACCCTAATATCCTGTGCAGTATCTTCACTTGTAAGTTTTGCTCTAAATTGAAATCCTCTTCCTTTATATGTACCATTTGCAAAAGTTTGAAAGTCAGAATAAGTAGGAGAGCCAGAAGGGTTATCTTGAGTAAACCTTACTAACATTTCAGCGTTAACATCTGTTGCAGTAGCACCATCAAAATCTGTAATATCATCAATCAAACCTCTCGAATCAAATAAATCTGATGGATAGAAACCTTCTGTCAGGAAGTGACGTTTTAGGTCAAGGCTGAATACACCTCCTAAATCCAAAGTATCTCCACCAGCAGTTCCTCCAAAATCATAAGTACCAGAACTTGCAATCCCTCCAAAATCGTCTAATGAACCTACAAGATCAAAATCACTAATAGCATCAAATAATCCAGAACCAGCTAGGTTTATAGTTCCTGTTGCAGAATCAAAATCAATACTACTTCTTGTTCCTTGAAATTTAGGACTGTCAGTATCTTCTCTTCTTGTCTGTGTAATTAAAGGAGCTTGATTATCAGGAAGGTCAATTATTACACTTGTCTCTCCTGGACTGAATCTATCTCCATCATCTCTGAATTTAAGAATGTACTCACCCTCAAGATATGGAACTTCAGCAGTTGTTGTATTACCAGCTAACGCTTCGATCAAATCAACAGAGTTAGAAAAAGTACCACTACCATCTGTTTTTGTGGAGTGTCTTACATAAACACGACCACCATGAATAACATCAACATCAGTAGATAAATTCCATCTAAGTCTTACTAACTTTTCATTTATAGGTTCTGCTGAGAGTCCAGTAACATTTCCTGGTAAAGCAGTTTTACCTTGAGCAACAAAAGTTAAATTAGCTGATGTTGCACTTAACTGTAATGCTGCATTATAACTAAAGACTTGAACTTCATAAGTTCCAACGTCACTATTTAATATCTCAAAGTCAGGACTAGAAACTGTTGTGGATATAAAGTTACCATTATTAAATCTGTAATTAACTTGATACTGTGTAACTCCAGTAATTGGTTGCCAACTTACAATTAATTTTGATACCGCCTGATTATTAATAACAACAATTTTTTCTTCAGCCTGTAAAGCAGTTGGTGGTTCTTTTAAACCACCAAAAGTAGATACAGTTCTAACTGAAAGAGATGTGCCATCTTCAACAAATGTATATTTACCAGGAACGTAAGATAAAGCTGTTATTGCATAATTCATACCATCTTGTTCTTCAACTGTTACTACTCTAAATTTTTGAGATTGAACAGTATCATTGGATAACAACCAAACTGTATTTACATTTGGAGTATCAGAATAAGCAGAAGATACTGTTATAACTGCACCTGAGATAGATGAGACATCTCTAGATTCTACAGTTCCATTAGGGAGAATAACACTAAGAGTTGGATTATTTGTAGTTGGTAAATCTGTAGAAGCTGTATCGTCTACTGTTATCTGAGTTGTTGTGACAGCATTTACTCTTCCTGATCTACGAATCCCTGCTCTTACTGGATCGTTTATTTCAATAACACTTCCAGGTCTACATATCGCACCACTATCAAGAGATGTTGTAAAAGTAACAACTTCTGACTCGTTATTTTCTGAAAATAATATATTTTTTGCAAGACGATTTGCTTGTCCTCTCGAAGTACAGGCAAATGCTTTTACCTGTTTTACTACAGTTCCTATCTTTGCTATTAACGTACTATCTTCAACGACTTCAAAATCTACTTCCTGCGAATCCATATTGTAATAACTGGCAGAAACTACACTATGTCTTGCTTTTAAACTACTTCCAGAATAATTAAAACCAGCTTCACCTACATTTGCCAAACTAAATATATAGGAACTATCTTTAGGGCTATCCTGAGAAAGAGTAATAGATCCAGCAGACCATATAGGAATACAACGCATCACACCAGCTAATTCATTTATCAAATCAAATGCTTCATTACTATTTTGAATATTTACATTACAACTAAATCTAGCTTCCTGTCCTCCTAATCCATCTGATACCAATGTATTTGCATATTTACTAACAGTAACAAAAGAGAATAAATCTAAATTGCTGTCTGTAATATGATCTCCAAATCCATACCTCGTGTTCGTGAGCAAGTCCAGTAGCACCATGCTTGGGCAGTTACAATAAGTAGCTGCACCCATAACTCCGTTAAAAATATAACCATCAGGATAAACAATACGACCAGTTGCACTATCAACAGTAGGAGTACCAGATCCAGAAGCACCTGCTCCTGGAATCCTTACTTTTATTCCTCTTATTCGATATTTACGTTTTGGTATAGAACTGAACTGTTGTGAATCTATTCGTAAAGAGGCATAAGCACTATTTAAATAAGTTTGTTTATCATCAACAATTTCTGAAAAACTTGTAAATTGAAAAGTGTTTATTGTACTTGCATCTGTCGAATCATCAGTTACTCTCACAACTTTTATATCAACAGGAAAAGCACCTGTTAAAGTTACTCTGTATTCTTTTTGGTAAGCATCAGCAGTTCTTCCTGTAACAGTATCGTCAATTAAAGTAGTAAAACCACCACTGTTATATTGAACTTGTATCTGTAAATTAACTGAACTTCCCAATAAATCACCAGCACTTGTCGCAACTTGAATTTGAGGAAAAGTTATTGTTACTTTTACAGCATCAATATTTGTATTTGTTATTGATCTTGTAACAGGAGAAGCCTTTGTTACATTAACGCCAACAGTCTGTAACGACTCACTACTTTCTATTCCATTGATATGAGTTTGATCTGAAGTTCCAAATCTAGGATCAAAGGTTACGTCTTGAAAATTAAAATCAGTTGTAGCTGGACTTGAATTGTTAGCACTAGCTTGCAAGATAGCAGTATCGTTTAAAAATACATCCTTTAAAGCAGCGTTATTATATGCAGTTGTTCCTTTTGTTAGACCAGCTTTAGAAGCAGAAGCAAAACCTTCTATTTCTCCCTCTGATATTAAATCCATCAATGTAGCAAATTGTCTGCTATGTAAGGTATCAGGAGTTCTTGTAGGTTGAGGTGGAGCAGAGGGAGGGGGTGGAGCACCAGCACCTCTAATAATTTTAGGTTTAGTCATGCTCTCACCTGTTCAGTATCAACACCTGCACTTATTACAACACTTCCTGTAAATATTTCACCATAAACTATTGGAACGGGAGTACCTGCTCTTGATGTATTCTGAGTACCAGAAAAATTAAAAGATAATCTAGGATCTTCTTCTGAAGAAAAATCAGGAGTTTTTGGTGTAGGAGCTAACATTTCTGAGACACCTGTTAAAGCTAATGCAACACCGATATTTCCTGCGGTTGCTGCTAATCCACCTCCAAAAAAACCTACTCCTTGTGTTGCATTAAGAGCAAAACCTGTTCCACCAGATATAATACCAACACCAATTAATGCTGCACCAGTTAATATCCTGCCTAGTCCTCCTTCTCCTCCAGCACCAGTTATTACAGGTACAAAATGTAAATCCTGTTTTCCTATAGGATCTTCTAACTCTTTTTCACTTATCTGATAATCACCAACTAAAACTTTAAAATTTGTATTTGCTATATATATTTCTGTTTTTGGAAAATTTGATGTTAAAAATCTAATAGATTGACTAATATTATCTACTTTTGCTTCTAATTCTTTATGACCAACAATTTTAGCAAGTTCGCCATACAGTTTTACTTTACGCAACATAACGATACCTCCCTCCTATACATTTTAATAACCATTCTGATAATGGCTCTCTACAAGATAGTCTATCTGCTAAATGATGTAAAATTTCATCTCCTAAAAATAAAGCCACATGATTTAAACCTGGACTCATTATTGACATAAATAATAAATCTCCTTTTTGTAATTGTTCTTCTGGTCTTAATTGTCTAAAGCCTGTTCTCCATGCACATTGTTCAAACATAGGATCTTTTAAAAATTCTTCTGGTGTTAAAGGTCTTTCCCAATCTCTTAAATCTATATCTAAATTTTCTTTATACCAATCTCTTACTAAAGACCAACAATCAGTTACACCCCAAACCCATTCACGACCCAATAATGGAGCTTTATAACCAGTTGGTTCGTAGTAACCCCATTGCTCTGTTTTAGGATTAACAATATGCCAGGGTAAGCCACTATCTTCACAACTAACTTTATCAGCTTGAGTCGGTATTGGTGGTGTTACAGGGTGACTATGAATAATAGCTGTTATTTCTCCTAAGTTATCTGCTTTTACATAATCTTCTGGATCAAGAATAAAACATTGATGACTATAAGTAGACAGATTACCGCAGGGATAATATTGTTGTTTTCCTTTAATATTTAATAAAACACCAACAGATTCTTTAGGATCTTCTTTCTTTGCATGAAGCAATGCTTTATATTTCCAACTCATTAGTTAAACGTACCAATAGAAGGAAATATGGATCTTGTACATTGACGTTTCGGAGCACGAACACCAGCAAGATCAAATACTGCTGCCAATTCAAATGTAACTGTTTCTCTATTTTCTGATGATTTTCTATCAATTTTATATATTTCCTGCGGAAACTCTGCTGTAGGATCTGGTGTTCCTAATGGATTAGTATTGCCTGGAAAGTTTACTGAATCTAAATATCTAGCTAAAGTTCTAATTCTTGTAACTGTAGCTCCTGTTAAATCATTACCTGCTGTGGTCTGATTAACAGTTAACAAAATTGCTGTAATTGTATTAAGAGCATTACTAACAGCTAAATTTGGTCTTGGTAACTGCCCTCTTGTATAAGCAAAACCTTCTGCCTGTATTGGCATTTTAACGTAAGTATTACCAGCCCAAATTATATCTCCATTTCCTACTCTATTTGTACCCGCATGAAATCTATAAGTTGCATTTGATCCATGTAAAGCAGCAGTAATTTCTAAAGTAAATAATTCAATAACTGCTGAAGGATTGATCTTTTGTAGATCAGTAATAATAGGAGCAGTACTCATGGTTCAAATACTTCTCTAAATGTTGTCTGGATCGTTGCTCTATTGTTATATGGTATAGATTTTGACCATGCTTCGCAAACAAACTTCTGTGCAGCAGCTTCTCCAGGTGCAGTAAAATCAAAGCTATCACTATCTAAAGCTCTAGCATCAAGGAAGGTTTCTATAGTATCTGCGTCTGTTTCTGATACGTTGAAAGTAAAATTATAAACTTTAGGATTTTGATGTTCAGCTAATCCAAATAAAATTCTATGCTCATAACCATCGGCAAAACGAACTGTTCTGGTTAATGGTGCGGATCTTTTTTGTTGTCCGTATGTAGGTTTTATTGAAGGAAATGTAGCCATTATGTTAATAATCCTCCTGGTCTTTTCTGTTTAATTAATTCTGATTGTATCGCAACTGAAATTACACGACCAAGTTCCCTACCACCTTGTTCATCTCCTTCAACAGAAGAACCAGAAGCATCTACATTTACAACTATATTTGTAACGCTACCTCCGCCATCAATCTGACTGTTGGGAATTATATTGCCACCCTTAGAACCCATCTGCAAAATTTCTGGACCTCTTTCACCAACTACATAAGCACCGCCAGCAGATACTGGACCACCTCTTTCTTTACCAAACAAACCAGATAAGAAACCGCCACCAAAACCTTTCCCGCCACTGATCGCATTTCCTATCCCACTAATAGCTTTATTTAACGCAATATCAAGTAATTTATTTTTTAAATTATTTAAAACATTACCTAGTGCTTGACCTAAAGTTTGACTACCATTTATTGCTTCTCTTAAATTTTCAACTAAACCTTGTCTTGTTTCTTGTCCTATTTGTCTATATTGCTCTTTAAGCTTTTCTGCCGCTTCTTTATTTTTGTCTATGTTTTCTTTTTGTTTTTTCAGTTCGTTATTTGCAGTTAGGTAATTTGTAATTATATCTCTATATTCCTCTCCATATTCTTTAACAGCATTATTAATTGCTTGCTCTAATGCAACTTGTTCTCCTTTGCCATTAATTTGCGCCCTAACTAATGCTAAGGAATCACTTTGACTATCTATAAATTCACCGATTGCTGCAACTTTATCCATTTCTGCTTGTTCATAAGCAATTGCTTTTGCAAGATTATCTTTTTCTAGTTTATTTATTTCTTCTTGAATCTTTTTATTTTCTTCTTTTTTATCTGCAATATTTTTATTTTTTTGTGCAATAGCTTCTGATTTAGTAAGCTGTTCTTGTAAAGGTTTTAACTGATCATTTAATGATTTTATTTGTCTTTTTAGGCTTTGATCTACTCTATTACTTGAACCTAATCTTGCCTCTAACTTAGCTTTTTGTGCTTGTATTGCTTTTATCGCCGCTTTTAACTCTTCTTCACCACCTTCTTTAACAAGTCTGTTGTATTCTTTTTGTTTATCTATATGTTTAATAACAGCAGTCGTTATTGCTCCAATAGCTATAGCAACAGCACCAAACCCTGTGGCTAAAGTAGCTAATTTTAAAGCACCTAAAGCTAAAGTTAATTTTCCAATACCACCAGAGGCTAAAAGACTTGTTGCAGCCATACCTTTAAAGCCACCACTAGCTATCAATGCTTGCGTACCCACTAAACTTAATTGTGTTGCAGCTATAGTTAAGGCAGTTTTTAATAAGGCTACGGCAACAGTCACTCCTTTAATAGCAAAAGCTACTCCAGTAAATATTGCAGCGGTTGTTCCTATAGGTGAATTAAAAAATTCTGTTACTGCCGCTGTCAAATCGGTAATTCCTTTTATTACAGGTAAAACAGCAGGCGAAAGTAAATCTCCAAATGCTCTTGATAAGTTTTCCGCTTCATTTCCTAAGTCTTTAAATACTTGCGTTGGATCATTTTCTAATAATGCCTTAAGCGAAGCCGCGCCATCAACTTCTACTTTCTTTAATGCCCTAATAACAACATCACTTGTCAATTTACCTTCAGAAGCAAATTTCTTTAACCCTCCAACTGTTGTATCTAATTCTTCTGCTATGGGTGCTAAAAGAGTCGGGACTTGTTCTGCAATTGATCTAAATTCATCCCCTTGTAAACGCCCAGAACCTAACGCCTGCGCTAACTGTCGAAATGCATTTGATGATTCCATCGCGGACGCCCCCGCCAGTTTTGCAGCGGTATTAAATCCAATAAATGTAGTTCTTATATCCTCGACTTCAACTCCTAAAGGCTGTAATCTTGCAGTAATATCTGTAATACCTTCAAGCGCTTCTGTTGCACTTAAGCCGAATGATTTTTGCGCTTCTGCCGCTATTTCTTGTGATCTTGCAAAAGTTCCAGATGCTTTTGTCAACAAACCAAGCCTAACATTTAATTTTTCAAAATTTGCTGAAGTATTTACAGCCTGTCTTGCTAAAACTGTTAAACCTACACCAGCAATAACTCTTTGCAGTCCACCAAATGATTTCTGAAGGGAGTTTGTTTTACTTTGTACTCCCTGTAATGCTCTAGTTGCACCACTGGCATCTACAGTAAGTTTTACATTTGCCTGTGCCACAAATAAAAAAAGCCTTTATTATATATTACCTTGAATTGTGCTTTTGTCGTTGTGCCGCTCTTTTTTCTTCTTCAAATTTGTTTTCATAATATGCAGCCCAATATATTAACTCTTCCTGTGTAATTAGTTTTCTTAATTCTTGTAATGTTTTTCCTAATTCTGTTGCGAGAAAAAATTCAAAATTTATCCAATTATCTCGCTTTAGTCGTTTTTTGCTGTATCTACATCAAGTTTTATATCAAATAAAAATAGTTCTATTTCATTTAATACATTTTCTGGAAGTTCTCTTTGTAAGTTTGGGGCATCTGCAAGAGCAAAAGCCTTTGTGCCATCTTCAAGTTCTGCCATTTGACATAGTAATTGAGTTGATACAGTCAAAGCTTCATCTGTGCCAGCTACACTTTGAGCTTTTTGTCTATCAAACCTTGTAAGTGGTTTAAAATATAAATCAACAACTTTTTCTCCTTTCGAGTTTTTAAATTCATACTTTCTTCTTACGGACATTTGATCTCCGTAAGATTCAGTAATTAAATCAATTGTTCTTTTGATTGCCATATTAAGTTGGGGTTGTTATTTAAAATGTACTATATAGCTGAAGTTATAGTACCGCTTGTTGTAAAACTAATATTTATTATTTGAACTTCGCCAAGAGTTGCACCATATTCAGCAGAGGTAATAATTCCAGCAAAACTAATTTTCTTTGCTGAAGTTGCACTATCAGGAAATAACTCAAACAATGCGTCAGCATTATCACCTGTTGTTAAAACATCATCAATAAATGTTGTATAACCTGCACCTGTTTCACCAGGGGCATATAAAAGTTCTGCTGAACCTTCTCCAGCAATTAAACCACCAATATTTGTTTTAAAGGTATCTCCTTGCTTTGTTGTCTCCATAATATCTTTTGAGATAGACAAAGACCAAGACCTTGTTTGACCAACATCAGCTTCAGTACCGCCAGCGTTTTCAAACATGATTTTTCCAACATCACCCTTAATAGCCATAACAAAAGAAAGTATTTATTTTATATTAACCTTTTTTAGGTTTTTTCACATCTTTTTTTAAACTTTCTTGGTTTTCCATATATCTTTTGCAACGTCCGTCCCAATAGGCAGGGTCACGTCTACCTTTTACAGCCTCTATAGCATCAAGCATTGCTTCTGTTATTTCCATTTAAAGCTCCTCATAAATATTAAAAGTGATTCTAATTTGTGTTTGAAACTTACCTTCTGGACTTGATGTTAGAATCTCAGGGCCGATAGGTGGGTCAAAAATCACATTAGAAACAGTAATTCTATTGTATAAGTCCCTAAGTCTTTTGCAAATTGTAAAGTTAGACCCTCCTCCAAGACCTTCCTCTGTAAAAACATTTAAAAGAACCAAACCAACAACATTGTTTGTAGCAGTGCTTGAATCACCTTGAGTTAGATATTCATTTGCACCAAAGCTGGTAACGCACTGTACAAAGGTATCTTCTGTTGTAGAGTCAAAAGCCATGTTATTAAATATCACAGGAATTGCTGGGCTTGAAGCAAGCTCTGTGGCTAACCTAGCCTCTATGGTGGATCTAACTGTGTTTAGGTCTGTTGCAGCCATCAGATACCTCTTTTAATCTTTTCATATTCTCTTCTTGCATATTGTTCTAATTCTTTTCCAATAAGTTCTGGAAATCCAGCAACAGTTTTTTGTCTTGTTCTATAAGTTCCACCCCATGATGGAGGTAAATTTTGACCAAAACAAACAGGTTCAGCATATACAACATTATTAATTATTGTTCCTTTAAATGGCTTTACATCAGTCTGCCAAGCTGATCTAAGTCTGCCAGTATCTACTGGAGTTGCTCTTTTTACTCTTCTAGTCCATTCAAATGTAGTCGCATGGACAAGATTTTCAACAGCTTCTCTCATTACATCATCTATTTGGTCTAATCTAATTTGTCTCGCCATAGTTACCTCAAGATAAGATCAAAACTTACAGGTGTATTATTTTGCTCATTCGTAATAATTTGAATAACTTTAAATTCTACGCTACTGATAACAACTCTATCTTTTGTTGTGGGTACAAAAGTTAAATCCCCTGCTGATATTGTTAACCTTTTGTCCTGGGATTCTATAAGATCATTAACCTCAGACTTTGATACATTACTTAACGCACCTTTGACAGTTGTATCAGATGTAGATTCTGTTATCGCTCCTGTTGTTGTGTTATAACTACCAGCCGTTACCTGTCTAATAGTTACATCACCTCCAAGCTTGCTAAGAGTTTTTGATGCTGCTTTTTTTAATGCGTTAGCAATACTCATAAGAAATAAGCAATAACCTGACCACTAGCCAAAGTAATACTTGTAATAACACCACAAACTTCAGATGATGCCTTCATTGTGATGCCGTTGATAGTTGCAGATCCATTCTCTGTAATGTTCTCAGCAACAAAAGTTGCCTCTGCGTCTGTTAAACAATGCACCTTGCCAAATCTGCCTGTATGGGCAGCAGTGTTAGTAATGATGATTGCTGCTGGATAGTCGTAGCCGTAGCCCATTGTTAAGACCTCTTGATTTGTAAGTTTGCTCTTCCACCTATTCTAATACCCATTAAGTAGTGGTCAACGATTGGTGGAATACGATCAACCCCGACTGCTCCATAAAATCTAGGAGTTACATTTATATTACCAATACTTACAGCAGCAAAATCTTCTAAGCCACTTAATTCAAGTCCGTTCCTGTTGTTGTTTAGATAAACAGCTAAAATAACCTGTGCATTTTTTACCCGATCTGGGATTTCAGTGTCAAGGTAATAGTCAGCAACTAATCTATTTGGAAAACTCAACCCATACAAGTTTGTGTATGTGTCAGGTTTTCTTACTCCTGATCTCGGCCATTCAAGTGCCTGGGTATCAGATACCCTGGCTCCCAAGAATTTTTCTCGATCAATTCTTTGTGCAGCCGTAAATAATGCTCGGTTTTTATTGTCGTTGCTTGACCCATCCCATGCGGCAGCATCATCACTGAGGACTAAACCCTCAATAAAAGAGTTTGCATCAGAAAGACCTATATAAGTGTTGGCATTTGCACCACCAACAGTTGCATCAAGGGTTATCGCCATTTACTGTTACCTTTTGAGGCTTGCGTTTTGGTTTTGGCTTAGATGTGGAAACAGAAGCCGCCTTTTGAGCAGCTTCGTTTTGTTCCCTCATTCGCTTAAAAGCAAATATAGCCATTAGCTAGATGCACCCTTTAGGGCAACAAAGTTAATGACAATCGCTTCACTTAGTGAACCGCCTGACACGTTAGAAACTGTGATCTTGAATGAACCAGCAGCAATGCTGTTTGCACTCACGATATAAGCCCCTGCTGTACCAGCAGATCCATGACAAGCAACGACAACATCAGTTGCAGCAACCTTTGTATTGGTAACTGTAAAAGATACCTCTGCGGCATCTGCTAACGCTGCATTGTTCATTGTGATCTGACCTGACTCTGTACTTAGAGTTACGGCAGTTCCCTTGTTGGTGGCCTGAGTTACAGTTCCACCGTCTGTTGGCCCAGCTAAAGATCCAGCAGTGATTTCAAATAATGATGGCATGATTAATCCTGGTTAGATGCGACAGTTGCACGAACAATACCGATGTTCTTTGTCTCGTAAACTTTCGACCAAGAGGCTACTGTCTCTAATACGCTACGAGTTGGGTTCACTGTTGATACCGCATACTTCAAACCAACTGGGTGGTAGATGTAGTGAAGGTCAACAGCCATTGCTTCTTCCAAAGCTAGGATGTCTCTATCAGTTTGAGTTCTGATTGGTGCTTGCTCACCAGTAACAACTGCTCCTTGTGTAAAGAAGAATGTTGAATACTCTGTTGAAGAACCACTGTTTGCAGTAGGAACATCATCAGAAACAATTACGTTAAGACCCATAAAAGTATTAACAGTTGTTGGGCCGTCAAATGCTCTTGTTGTGCTACCAGAAGCTGCTGCTGTATCAGGAGCACCAGTATTGTCATAGATACGATCAATAGCATTACGCTCAACCAAGTCATAAAAGACTTTTGAGTGCATTGCAACTGATGTGATCTTGTTTCCCTGGTCACCAAGTAAAGCTTGTGCTTTAGCAACGTGTCTAGGACTCAAAGTTGTAGGAGTATCACCTGATTCTGAATCTATGCAAAGATCAAACAAAGCTGAGCTGCTATCGTTTGCAGTCATAGAACCAAATGCACCAGTTAAGCAAGAATATAAATCCTTTTGCTTCTGATTATTGACATATGCAGCCATTTTTTGTGCAATAGCAGCCATAGGATCAGGGCCACCACCAACTGCTAATGCAGCTAAGTCTCTGGAACTGAAAGCACGACCTCTATGTAAAACAGCAGCGATTTGATTATCGGCTGTGATCTTGCCTGGTGTTAATGATGTTGAGTCTGTAAGAACTTCAAAATCGCCAGATAGATTTGCTTTATAAAATGGAATTTTGACGAAATCCCCACCTCTTTCTGAGGATAGATTTAATTCTGCCAAAGGTGTAACCACCCCACTCTGCAAGAAGGCATCTCTGTTAGTTGTCTCTTCTATTAGATAAGGAGTGAACACCTCTGGGATAATTAAATCACTTCTTAATGTTGCCATTTAGATTTAAAAATTATGTTCACTTTGAGGCACAACCTCTGACATGGCACAACCACGTTGTTTCTATATTAACCGCTAACTTGGTTTTTTAACATATTATATTTATTTACATCTGTTCTAAATAATCTTGCCTGTTCTGTCAAATTAAATGAATCTGGTGCAAATGGATTTTTTTCACCAGCTAATACTGTATCAGTCTGAACCTTAGTAGTCGTTGCTCCACCGCCTTGTGGTCTTGGGTTCTTTTGTACCCATTGAGGCATTTTTGACATTGCCCATTCTTTAACTGGAGTCCTGTTATAACCATCAACGATGACAACAGTTCCATCTGCTTCTCTTGCAAGCTGGTCTTGGTTTATTTGCGATAATACATATCTTGGATCATGTACCACATCAGCAAGTGCTGTTACTGCTGGGGCTTCAACCTCAAGCTGTCTTTGTTTAGCTTCTAGTTCTAATATTTTTTTATTCTTTGATTCTTCTGCATCACGATATTGTTGAGCTTGTTTTGCAATCGCTTCGTCATATTTACCTTTTGCCTCTAACTCTTCCTGTTCTTTTTTCTGTTTAAAAGCAATCAAGGCATCAACATCAACATTAGGTGGCACTGCCTTTGCAGCCTCTTTTGCTTTTTTGTAATCATCCAATAATTCAGCTTTACTTTTTCTTAGTGCTTCAACCTCTGCAATTAACGCTGCTGTATCCACAGGTGGATTCGGTTTGTTTAATTCGTCAGCCATAAAAAATTTTAACAATAATTAATATTTAATATATCAACTCCACTTCGTTCTGTCACTCCAATAAGCCGCACTGGTCTTACCTTTTGCAATATTTTTGGCATGACGAGCCTTAAAAGAACGTCTTTTTGCCTTATCTGCGTCACTTTCTCCTTTTCTTGGTGGTTTTGTCTTCGCTCCCTGCATACCAAATCTTATAAGCCTAAAACCATCACCTTTTTTGATAACAACCGCATGACTCTTACCACTTGGATGCCCAGGAGTTCTGATCGGTTTATCAACCTTCTCAAAAGTATGACCGCCTCTAGTAATAGCCATTACTTTTTCTTTTTAGGTGCTGCCTTAAGTTCTGATCTTTTTTTTAATACAGAATTGCCAGTTGATTCAGATACAATCCTGACAATAGGATCTTCTTTAGTTCCCACTCTTGTAACAGCCCCTCCTGATGGGCCTTTAATTGTTGCTCTTGTTCCTCCACTTCCTGTAATTTTACCAAAAGTTCTTTTGCCGCCATACATCCAGCTAACTCTAGATCCTTTTTTCATTTTAATTTTTTTTAGTTTTTTTCTTAGAAGTTTTAGGCTTTACTTCGCAGTTTTCAACCTTTGGCTTTGACTCATCATAAGTTTGGACTTTAAATGTATATCCCATTATTTTTTACCTCCCTTCTTTACTTTCTTTTTTTTCTTAGGTGAGCCGTACATAGGAAAATAATTAGCTGCCTTTATCTTACTTCTTTTTACGTTTTTTAGCAGTTGATAAAGCTATCGCCATAGCTTGTGATCTTGACTTGCCTTCTTTCATTAACATTTTAATATTTCCAGTGATTGTCTTTTTTGACTTTCCTTTTTTAATTGGCATCTTTATACTTATCAGCTAACTCTACTAATGTTAGCTCCGTTCCATCTTCTCGGATAATTTTTTTTAACGCATTTGTAGGATTAAGTTGTTTTGTTCCCCTTTTTGGACTCATCAAATAATTAAAATATCTTTTCTTTTTACCAAGAACTTTTTCCTGTAGATCAGGATTATCTTTTAACCATGTTGCATAGTTTGTATCTTGAGGAACACGACCTGTTGCACTTGGTCTGGTATCAGGGAATTTACGTCTTAAATCGTCATCATCAATAATAGGAACAGTTGTAGATCGACAATTAAAATGCTGCGGAGGAACTGGCCCTTGGTCATATTCAAACATCTGACCATCTAATCTTTGACAGATAGAACTTGTTCTTGCATCAAGAGTTGCCACATATTGATATTGACCAGTAACATCTTTATTTGCTGAGTAAACTGCTTGACTTGCTGCATTTTGTACCTGATTAACAGTTGTTCTCACAACAGTTTGTATTTGTTTATTTGATAAAAGCATCCCCTCAGAATTTTTTAATGCAGAGTTTAATGCGATTGAATTTTGTGGTTTGGCATTGAATCTAAGATTTGGCCCTTTGAGCCTTCTTGCAATCTTCGGCAAAGACTCTCCTTCTAAAACTCCAAGCCTTATTGCTCTTGATAGTTTTGAAGCAGAATTTTCAGAAATACCTCTAAATGCTTTTTTTACAGTGTCGCCATTTGGTAATGATATCTCTGATCCTCTTTTAGCAGTCAAAGCAAACTGAGCAGACCTAAATACACCATCTTTATCCCTCAATCTGATAGTCATAGCAGTTGGATCTTTCGTTACAATTGATTTTGCAAAGTCAGGTGAAACTGAAACTGTGTTTACCTGGAACTCACCTTTTGGCAGAACTCTTTGCAGTTGATCTTGCACAAATCCAACTTGAAACTCCGCTAGATTTTGAATTTCATCAATCATATAAGCTGCACTTTCATTCTCCCAACCTTTTAAACTATCAACCATTTGTGCCAAGATTGATCGGAGCCTTGCAGTAGTAGTTGGGCTGTTACCCTCAAGATCTCTTATCTTTCTTAAGACATCTAAAATTACTTCATTAAATTGACTTGCAATTTGAAATTGAACCTTGTTGCTATATCTGTTTAGATCAATAGCCTCTCTATAAAAAGCCTCTGGAACTGCCATTCATTAAGCTGCGTCAGGTTGGGCTGGGGCTTCCATTTCGATCAGCCCACCAGATTGCGTTGCCTCGACTTCTTCTTCTACATCAAAGTCATCACCAAGAATCTCACCACTGCTTAACTGTGTAAGTAATGTTTCTTGACTGATAGTACCAGCAGTAAATAATTGAAGTAAACTTTGAATCTCCTGTGGTTCTAGTCTTGCTGTTACAAAATCTCTATTAACAAAAGAACTTCCAGCATTAGGTTCGTTTAGATATTCACTATGAAACTTAAGGCAGTTATCAATCAAGTCTTGCATCTGCTGGGCAATGACCATCATGGTGCTGTCATTTTGTGACCTATCAATCCTCTTGGCCTCGGCTGACTCACCAACTAATTTAGTACCAAGAACAGCACTCAAAGATAAAGTGTTTATCTGTTCTCCAATATCTTTTAATCTTGTAAATTGGCTGTCATAACTATCACCCGATGGGCTTACATATTCCATCCTTGATTCGGGTGGTAATGATAATGCTTCATTCGGCCCTGTTGTTATCTCATCTGCATTTGGATAGCCAAACACTGCAAGTAAAGGAACAGAACTGATATGTAAAATATTATCTAAGTCACTCTGTATTTGATAATGCTTAAGGTTTAGTTCTGCAATATCATACAAAGGGCTGCGTGATTCATACATTCCGACACGATTAGCATATGCGACAGAAAAAGGGATCTTATCTTTTATGCTCATCTCACCCTCATCATGTAATTTATATTCTCCTTTTTTATCTTTTCGATGGATTTCATATCGCCCAGGTTCTAACACCCTAATTTGTTTAATAATCTTCTCACCATATTTGCCATCATATTCGACAACCTGTTCCATCAATCGTAGCTGGCTTAATTGTCTTATACCATCAACAAGTTCTGTCCTCCAACCGAGTATATTTTTTGGTGCGTATGTAACCCAATAAGGTCTAGTCTTATCACCTTCTGTTGGTGCGTCAACTAAAACTCCTACATGACCAAAACTGATTGCAGTTCTTGCCGTTTGATATAACCAGACATTGAGATCGTTGCCCTCAAGGTCTACATCAAATAACTGCTCTCTTACTAAATCTGAAACATCGTCCAAGCGAATTGGCTTCCTCACCAGCATACCGCTTAACATTTTTTCTATTCTCTGCAAATATGGAACTACTGTTGATCTACTTAATCTAACGTCATATGAATCATCAGTTTCTCTGGATTCTTGCGGCAAGTATTTTCTATGTTCACTTCTGATCTTATATGTTCCCTCTTTTAAATCTTCAACCAAACCCCAAAAATTTGCCATCCTTTGATAGGCAGCATTAGGACTTGCAACCGTTGTAGGAGCTAATGTTACAGGCTGATTGTAAATATTTAAAGAGCTATACACGGTTTTTCCTCATAATATCAGATCTTTTAATATATTCTAATGCCTGTTGGCTTGCCTGCCCTTCCATAAAGTAAATTAAATTCTCTGAAAATAAGATAACCGAGGGCATCTACATGGTGATCATAACCATTTTGTTTATCGGGATCTCCTGTCTTTTCGTCATAACTTTGCAATTCTAAACATTCAATCAGACGAGTACAGTTGGCATGAATCGCCAAACGTCTTTCCCCTTTGCCGTTTTGTAATAACGCATTGACGGTTGCAACTCGATCCTTGATAAAGGGGTTGCTCTTGAGAGCCATTGAACTGAATCCGTAACTTTGCAAAATTGCGATGTCTGTTTTTGAGGCATTGATTGTTGAACGTGCTGAACCACTAGCGTCTGGGTAAACTAATATTCTGTTTGAACTATAACGTCTGCGGATTTCTTGTGCCAACGCATCTGTATCATTTTGTTTTGATATCTCGTCAATGATCACCAGCTTGTCACCATCTTTTATTCCAACTACTGCATTACAGTTCATCACGTTGAAATCGATTCCTATTAAAAGAGTTTCCATCTTGATATCAAACGGTATTTTGTCGATGACATGATCTGCCCTGGAAAACCTGTCATAAACTTGCCCTTGAGTAAGGTTGACCCATTGTCCTAGCAAGTAAGCCTTTATCAACTGCGGTGGATAGTTTTCTTCAAGGGATTGAATGAAGTTGTCGGGTAGATATGGGTTGTCTTTTGTCTTTGCCTGTATTAATCCTGTGTCAGATTTTTTATTCTTTTCAAATGTTTCAAATGCCCAGCCATGACCTTCGGGAGTTGTTGTTGCATAAAACTGTTGAACATTACCAGACCTAAGTCTTGCAAGTGCCATGTTCATTGCTGATTCTGCCTCTCTTTTTGGAATAGTGTCTGCCTCATCAAAACCCACTGCACATAAGTTTTGGCCTCGCAAACGTTGGTATGTAAGCATGGTTCTTAACAAGATAGTATGAGTACCTTCTTTAAATTCCAAATTGTATTCAGGAAGAGGTGATGCTCTAAATGAAAAAGGTATTTGCCATTGGTCTAATAATTCATTCATCGTTCTTTGTAAAATATCTCTAAGCATCGGAGCCGTAGGTTCAAAAATTGCCGATACATGACCCACATTCATCGCTGCTAATATGCAAGATTTTGATATTAGTGCATGAGTTTTACCAGCACCAAAACCACAGACAAGAGCTAATTTTCTGTGATCAAGATCATCACAAAAAGTTTTTTGATGAGGGAGTAAATCTTGAGATATTCGAGTTATTGCTTCATCTGCTGTCGGTAAATCATATGCACCGATTTGATATAAAACTTTTCCAGGTTGAACTGTATCTAAAATGCTCACGAAATAATCTGTGCAAGTTTAGCTGCTGTATTGATAGCACCAAGAGCAATATGTAAATGCCCTTTTTCTCTTGCTTCCATTTGTAACGTTGCAGCTTGTGATAATAATGTTGCCACCATTTCGGGTCTTTCCACATCCCAATCGGCCTTCATCTCGGCTCTAGCAATCTCTAAATATTTATCTGCTGTTGTAGAACTGACCCCCCAGTTTTTCAAAGCATATCTAACGCAATCAGATCTACGACCACCTTTAGCGATAATCTCGCCAAGTTTGCGTGATCTAATGATTGTTTCTAATTTTGTACCTTTTTTAGCCATTACATAGATGTTACACGCAAATGAGAGAATATGAATATTTCTTAATTTTG